TATTTCTAAAATAATTGGAGACCAAACATTAAACTATAACTCAACTAATAACCAAATCCAGGTTTCTGGATCTTATCCTAATAATTCAAAATATATTAGAATTAAAGAAATTAATACTTTAACACCAAATTATTTTGATAATTCAGGTACTGCTAAAGTAGAGTTTACAGGTTCAATACCATTGAATGCTAGTGGTTCATTTGGTTCAGCTACTGGTCTTAATGTAGGTGCCGGAGATAACTACTATTATGATAAAATAACTACTAATACTCAAGGTTTAGTAGCAGATGATTATGATAATATGGTTAATTTATTTTCAAACCAAGATGATTACCAGTTTAATGTTTTAGCTACACCTGGTTTGCTTGATAGTGTTGCTACTCATAAAACTCAAATAACAAACATTATTAATAATACTCAAAATAGAGGTGATAATCTTTATGTTGTAGATTTAGCAGCGTATGATTCAACAGTAGCTACAGTAACAGCAACAGCTGGGGTTAGAAATACTTCATATGCTGCTGCTTATTGGCCTTGGGTTCAAACAATTGATCCAGATACTTTCCAAAGAGTTTGGGTTCCAGCATCAACAATGATTCCTGGAGTTTATGCTTATAACGACAGTGTAAGTGAGCCATGGTTCGCACCAGCAGGTATTAACAGAGGTGGTTTATCAACTGTAGTAAGAGCTGAACAAAAATTAACTCAAGCTAATAGAGATAGTTTATATACTGGAAAAGTAAACCCAATCGCTACTTTCCCAGGAACTGGAGTTGTAGTATATGGTCAGAAAACATTACAAACAAAAGCTAGTGCTTTAGATAGAGTAAATGTTAGAAGATTATTAATTGCTTTGAAATCATATATTTCTCAAGTAGCTAATAACTTAGTATTTGAACAAAATACAATAGCAACTCGTAATGCTTTCTTAGCTCAAGTTAATCCATACTTAGCATCAGTACAACAAAGACAAGGATTATACGCCTTTAAGGTAGTAATGGATGATAGTAACAATACAGCAGATGTAATCGACAGAAATCAAATGGTAGGACAAATTTATATTCAACCTACTAAAACTGCCGAATTTATCTACTTAAACTTTAACATTTTACCAACAGGAGTAGAATTCCCAGCATAATTTTTTAAAAATAGAATATTTATAACAAGATAATAAATAAATAAAATGGCAGTATTAAATCCAAACGAAATCTTTTTCACCGCCTTCGAACCAAAACAGGCCAATAGATTCATCATGTACATTGACGGTATTCCCGCTTATATCATTAAGCAAGTATCTGCTGTTACTTTTGAACAAGGTGAAGTAATATTAAATCATATTAATGTTTACCGTAAAGTTAAAGGTAAAACCAAATGGAGTGATTTAACATTAACTTTATTCGATCCAATTACCCCTTCAGGCGCTCAATCAGTAATGGAATGGGTACGTTTACACCACGAATCAGTAACAGGTAGAGATGGTTACAGTGATTTCTATAAGAAAGACTTAACTATTAATGTATTAGGTCCTGTAGGTGATATTGTTAGTGAATGGATTATTAAAGGTGCATTTATCAAAGGTGGTAACTTTGGTGAATATAACTGGGATACAGAAAACGCAGCTGTTAACTTGTCGTTAACAATTGGTATGGATTACTGCGTATTGAATTTCTAATTTATAAAAAAATCACAAAGAAGCTCGCAATTTTTGCGAGCTTTCTTTTTTCTTCATATATTTATATATGATAACAAAGTTATACTATAAATAAAAATTATGTCAGAATTAAAGTTTCCAACGGAAGTAATTGATCTTCCTTCTAAGGGTTTAATTTACCCTCCTGAATCCCCATTATCTAGTGGCCAAGTTGAAATGAAGTATATGACGGCTAGAGAAGAAGACATTCTTACAAACCAGTCATACATTCAAAATGGAACTGTATTAGATAAAATGTTAAAATCTCTTATTGTATCTAAAATTGATATAAAAGATTTATTAATTGGTGATAAAAATGCTCTTTTGATAGCAGCTCGTGTTTTAGGATATGGTAATGATTACACATTTAATTATGGTGGTGAAGATGTTACTGTTGATTTAAGTTCTTTAGATCATAAGAAAATTGATGAAACCATGTTTAAACCAGCTAAAAATGAATTTGATTTCACTTGTCCAACTACAAAAACTAATCTTACTTTTAAGTTATTAACTGGTGAAGACGAAAATAAAATTGACGCTGAACTTAAAGGTTTGAAAAAAATTAGTAAAGAAACATCAGCTGATTTATCTACTCGTTTAAAATATATTATCACTTCAGTAGAAGGTGACTATGATAAGAAAAAAATTCGTGAATTTGTAGATAATTACTTATTAGCTAAAGACTCAAGAGCTTTAAGGGAGTACATTAGACAAATCCAACCAGATGTTGACTTAAATGTTACCATTGAAGTTAATGGCTCTGAGGAGGAAGTCGAGATTCCAATTAATCTTAACTTTTTTTGGCCTGACGCCAGAGTATAGGTTAAGTTTATTTAATCAAGTTCATGAATTATGTTTTCATGGACAAGGAGGATATGATTGGCATACCGTTTATAATATGCCTATTTGGTTACGTTTGTTTATTTATAGTAAAATGAATGAATACTATGAAAAACAAAATGAAGAATACAAAAAAGCATCTAAAGGAGGGAGTTCCAATATATCTAGACCTAATATAACCCCACAAACACCAGCATCTTATAAATAAAGGGTATCTAAAAAATGATACCCTTTAATATTTATAATAAACTAATTCATCATTAAAATGGCTGACAATACTCCAGATCCTAAAAAACTGAAAGAATCTAAACAAGAAGCTGAGGAAATAACCTCTACTTTTAGAGATTATAGAGATATTTTAAAAGAAGTTAATGTTGAAATAGGGAAAAAAAACAACAACCTTAGAGAAGCTCAAAAAAGTTATACTAAATTAGAAAGTATAGCTTCTCAGTTAGTAAATGATGAAGAAGATTTAGCTTCACTTTCTCAAGACCAAATAAATAAATTAAGAGAACAATCAGCTATACAGCTTCAAAGTGTTAAAGATGCAGCAGACCGATTAGCCACGGAAAAAGGAATATTAGCAACTGATGACTTTATTTTTAAAAAGAAACTAGAAGAGTTAAAAGCAGCTGGAGAACTTACTGAAGAACAAGAAGCTTTATTAATAGCTCGAAAAGAAGAGTTTAAAATTGAAAAAGAATTTCTTGAAAAAGTTGAAAAACGATTAAAACAAGAAGAAAATATTAATAAAGCTATGGGTCTTGGTGGTGCCGCGTTAAAAGGTGCTAATGAGGCTATGGCGAAATTTGGTTTAGGTCAAGTTGCTAGTTTAATGAATTTTGATAAAGCTAATGAGGCTATGAAAAAACAAGCCAAATTAGTTACAGATAATGGTAATAAAGCAGCTGGTTTTGCAGGTAAATTTAAAGTTCTTTCAGCGGGCTTATCAGAATTAGGTAAAGGATTAGCTAAAAATCTTACAGATCCCCTTGTTATAATAGGGGGCATGATAAATGGTTTTTTAAAATTAAATAAAGCACAAACTGAATATGGTAGATTAACAGGAAGTAATATTAATTCTTTAGATACCTTAAATGGTAAATTAATAACTGGAGTTGATTACATCCAAGCAGCTACTGATTTAACTAAACAGTTTGGTTTTGCAGCTGACGCTGTATTTACTAAAGAAGATATAGAAGAAGTAGCTGAAATGACCACCCAAATTGGTCTAGCAGCTGAAGAAGCAGGTGCTTTAGCTGCTTTATCTAAAATTAACGGTAAAGAAATTAAAGACCAAAATGATAGTTTAATCAAAGAAGTTAATCAATTCCAAAAAGTTAATGGGGTTGCTTTAAATAAAAAACAAATATTACAAGATGTAGCCAAATCTTCATTAGCATTCCAGGTTAGTATGGGAGGTAATGAAAAAAAGATAGCTGCAGCTGCAATGGAAGCTAGAAAATTAGGATTAACTTTAGCTGACATAGAAAAAACAGCTGACAGTCTTCTTAATTTTGAACAATCTATTGCTAATGAATTAGAAGCAGAGTTATTAACAGGTAAAGAATTAAATCTTGATAGGGCTAGAGGTTTAGCCTTAAACAATGATATGGAGGGTGTTGCTAAAGAAATAGGCAAAAACCAAGCCATAATAAGTACTTTCGCACATGGTAACAGAATACAACAAGATGCTATTGCTAAATCTTTAGGTATGAGTAGAGATGAAGTAGCTAAAATGATTGTAGCTGATAAAATGAGAAGAAATATCAATAGAGAAGCTCTTAATGATAATGAAAAAGCTCTCTATGATGATATGAAACGAGTTGAAGTACAAAAACAATTTGAAATTGTCATATCTAAAATCCAACAAGCTTTATTTCCTATAGTAGAATATTTTGCAAAATTATTAGACCATTCTTATGTTTTAATTCCTTTATTAACAGCTATAGGTACTATAATAGCAGTTAAAATAGCTAAAAGCATTTCTAATACTGTTAAAGACATGAAAGGTCTAGGTAAAGGTTTTGCTAGTATGTTTAAATCATCAAAAGACGCTATACCTAAAACTGATAGTATAGGTAAAGCTGCTCAATCTACTAAAGGTGTTAAAGGTAGTCAAGGTAAAGAAACAAAAAACTTTTTAAAAGGATTAGGAGATGGTTTAGCTTCTATAGGAAAGAAATTTGGTGATGTAGTAAAAGGTGCGGTAGCATTAGGAATAGCTAGCATTATTTTAGGCGGTTCATTTGCCTTAGCTATGATGATGTTAAAAGATGTAGACCCTGTTCAAATGATAGCCTTCTCAGCTTCTTTAGGTATATTAGGAGCAACAGTAGCTTTAATGGGTAAATATGCTTCTGGTATTATACAAGGAGCTCTAGCAATGGGAATTTTAGCAGTAGCTTTAATACCTGCAGCATTTGCATTTAGTTTACTTAAAGGAGTAGATATAAACTCAATAGTTGCTTTTTCTATTGCTTTACCGTTATTAGCATTAGCCGCTGCGGGTTTAGGATTTTTATTTCCTTTTATAGCTTTAGGAGCAGGGGCTTTAGCCATATTAGGTCTTGCCTTAATGCCAGCAGCAATAGCATTTAATATGTTAAAAGGCATTGATTTTAAAGTAGTAGAATCTTTTTCAACTATGCTCTTAGGTTTAGCTACAGATGTAGCTGAAATGGGAGGAATGTTTATAAGTATAACTTTAGGTGCTGTATCTTTAGGCATATTAGGATTAGCATTAATGGCTTTCGCTGTTAGTGCTGCTGTAGCTGCTAGAATAGCCCCTGACATAAGTCTTTTAAAAGATTCTATAAAAGCACTAGCCGACCCAGAAATGCTAACTGGTATAAAAGAAACAGGACCTGCTTTAGTAGCATTAGGAGTAGGAGCTGCTGCCTTTGGTATAGGATTAATAGGTTTAGGGTATGGATTAGCTTTATTTACTATTGGAGCAGCAATGGCTAGTATGGTGGCAGATAAATTAGAACCACTTTTTGACCAACTTATTAAATTAGCAGATCCTGTTTTAGCAGCAGGTTTAATGTTGACAGCTTCAGCTTTAATACCATTATCTATTGGTTTAACAGCTGTTGGAGCGGCAATAGCAGCAGGAGGTATGGGTAGTCTTATAGGGTCTGTTTTAGGAATAGGATCAGGAGGAGGTATAATAAGCCAATTAGAAAGATTAGCTCGTATAGGTAACCCATTAAAACTAGCTGCTGTTAGTATAAATGAATTAGCAGTTGGTTTAAAACAAGTAGCAAATGCTTTAAGAGATTTAGATGTTGAAAAAATTGAAGCTTTAGAAGATTTTGTAATTACAGAAGCTTTAGCATCTGCTGGAAAAAATATAGTAGCCGCCTTTACCGCTCCTCTTCAAGCAATAGGTAATTTACTTGGTGGTGGAGGCGAATCTGATGAAGATGTAATGAGAGAAATTAGAGATTTATTACGAGAAATTAAAAACAAAGAAGGTGTAGTTACTTTAGATGGTAACAAAGTAGGTACAGCTTTAGGAATGGGAAGGTATAAAACTCAATAATTTTTAATATTTATAATAAAAATAACTATGGCAATATTAGATAAATTTACACAAGAAGGATCTTTATTGACTAATTTAGATGGTCAAACTCCTAAATCATATGATGGTAAATCTAAATATGAGTTAAATCTTCAAGAATCACAATTAGATTTAGATGGTAAAACACCTGAAACCTATGATGGCGTCAGTGCTTATGAGCAGGATCTTCAAATATCACAATTAGATTTAGACGGTAAAACTCCAAAAAAATATTTAGATAATCTTCCTAGATAATGGGATTAATTAATTTAAAGACTGACTTTAAATCATTAAGATTTGGTAAGGATAGATTTGATGGAGGTAGTAGTAATCAACCTTACATTAAAAAATCTATTCCTGATGGGTCAAGTACTTTAAATAGTTTAGATAATGATTTTATTTGGCGTAATGGAATAAAAACTTTTACTGATACAGCTGATGATTTAGTTCGTATTGGTAAATTTTTTATTGATTTTAAAACCCCTTCAGGAGTTCTATTCATAGCAAAACAAAATTTATTATCTCGTACAGGTGTTAAAACACAAGCAAGTGGAAACTTAAATGATGGAGCTTATCTTCCTACTAATACATTAGCTCAAGTTGGAGTTAGTGCTTTTGGTTTACACTTTAATAAACAAGGATTACTACCTTTAGGATTAACAACATATTCAGATGTAGTAACTTTTAATCAACCATCATCAAATAATAGATTAGTTCAATTATCTGGTTCATTACAAAAGGAAGTAGTTAATGTTTTAACTTATTCAGGAGGACCAGGCTCTGTTTTAGGTGTTGGAGACACAGCTATTAAATTAGCAGATCAAAGAACAGGTTATAATAATCCTTTATATACATCTAACGGAAATTACTTTTTTGGAAATAATAACAAACCAAAAAACTTAACTAATGTAGGTTCTTTTTTAGGTGCCTCATATTATGCTGGATTAACAGATACAGCAACAGGAGTTAATACAAATACAAATACAGTAGATTTATATTTTGGAGTCCAAAACTCAGTTGATGTTTTAATAACAAATAAATTTGCTAAATTAAATAATTTAGGAGGTTTAGGAGTTATTGTAACAGAAAATTCTTATTATTCTTCTGAGAATATTAAATATAATGATAGAATATATGGTACTGAAGGTTTTAACGGTGAGGTATATTCTATAATTCCTTCTAGTAATTTTAAAGATAAACAGGGTGCATCATATGCTTACTCTCAATATGTTCCTACATCAGCAAGTGCTATAAAAACAGCTAATGAAGAACTTAATAATTTTACACCTGATCTATATGAATATGGAACTTTAAATATAGATCCTTCACAAGAAAAACAAAAAGCAGGATGGATAACTAAAACTTTCCTACCAGGCAATTACCTACAAAATATAAACACTTCAGAAAATCCAGAAAGTGCCCCCCTAAATGGAGCTTCTAATAATTATGCTCGTTTAACAGATCAACCTGTTGAGCAACGTTTTTATAGAAATGGTTTTGAAAACACACCGAATAATGTATATAGTAATGTTCCTTTAAATTTAGAAGAAGGTAAAGCTTCAAGCAATGCTTGGCCAAATAATACTTACCTTATAAATAATCAAGGTAATTATACATATACTCAACAAGATTTAATTGATACAAATCTAGAAGTTCCTAATCCAATAGGCCCAGTATATAGACCTGTTAGAGATTTTAGAAAAATATTAAGAGATAGAGCCGAATCTAATCCACAACCTTTAGCTTCAGAAACTGCTAAAGCTTTAGGAAGTTTAACAGAAGCTCCTGATTATAGGGTTTTTGATAGAAATACTAGACTATTATTTGAAGACGCAGGTAATAGAAGTAATAAAAGCTATGCTAATTATACTTTAGGGGTTAGAAGAGATGTAACAGATACTAACCCAACAGGTTCTAGAGTTGGACCTTTAGATAAAGTAAATGCCCTTCCTTTATATAGTAGTGCAAACGCTAAAGGTACAGAATACACTAATGATTTAGTTAAATTTAGAATCGCAGCTATTAATAATGATGCTCCATCTTTAAAAACATATATTCATTTTAGAGCATTTTTAGAGTCTATATCTGATAATTACCAATCAAATTGGTCAGATGTTAGTTATTTAGGCAGAGGTGAAAAATTTTATAATTATACCGGGTTTGGTAGAACTATTTCTTTAGGTTGGACAGTAGCCGCCCAATCTAAAGAAGAGTTAATCCCAATGTATAAAAAATTAAATTATTTAGCTTCATTATGTGCTCCTGATTATAGTAGCCAAGGTTATATGAGAGGTAATATAATCCAATTAACCGTTGGAGGATATTTATATGAACAACCAGGAATTATGACAGGTATGTCACTTTCTATAGATACAGATACTACATGGGAAATTGGAATTAACACCCAAGGAGGATCTGATAATAGTGTAAAAGAATTACCTCATATTATTAAAGTAAGTGGATTTAACTTTACACCAATCCATAGATTTGTTCCAAGAACTCAAACACTAGGCTTTGATAAGACAACAAACTTTGTTAACTCATATGGAAATCAAAGATATATTGCTTTAAGCAATGGAAGTAATAATAATTATACTGAAAATATTGTCCCATATAGTGTAGGTACAACAAACCCAGTACAAGTATTTTAATTATGAATCGTTACGAAAACATACCGCAAACAAGAATTAATAAAAAAGTAGTTTATAAAACAGTGCGCTATCCTGAAATTCCATTAAATGAAGAGGATATTTATGTTTATACTACCCAAGGAGATAGATTTGATGTTTTAGCTAATCAATTTTATAAAGATAGTTCATTATGGTGGATTATTTCTTTAGCTAATACAGGGAATGCTGGTACTAACATATCAACAGATTTACCCCAAAATTCTCTAGTTATACCTGAAGGAATACAAATTAGAATCCCTAGTGATATAGGTGGAATTTTAAGAGATTACAAGTTATTAAATTTATAATATGAATATTTTAGGTGAAGGATTTCCATCCACAATAATAGAACAAATAGCTACTCGACAAAGAATAGCAGGTTCAGGTTTTAACAATACTCGTCCTAATTCAGCTTTAGAATATTATAGTTCTAGAACAGCTTGGGGAAAACTAATGTCCTCAGTAAACTTAACAGAAAATAAAGGATTTAGATATACTGGAGATTTATTAGCTAAAAAATATGTTTTATTTAATGGTGTTTCAGAAAGATCAACTACTGGTACTTCTCAAAGAGCAGGCATAAGTGGCCAAGAATCAAATCCTGCTTATGGTTTAGCTGAAGGAGCTACAGGCGCTGAAAATGAAATGGGTTTAAGACCAATGCCTGGTATTATGGATATTAGTGTGAAAAGTGAAAACCGAGGATCTTTAAGAACAGGTGAAATAAAAATAAAAGCTTGGAGTAGACAAGACTTTGAAATTATAGATGCTTTATATTTAAGAGTAGGATTTTCTTTATTACTAGAGTGGGGATGGAGCACATACTATGGAACAGGTCAAAAATTTATTTCCTCACCAAATGATAGTTTAGAAGATGAATTCTTAGCAGGAAAATATGATTACCAAGAAATGCTAGGAGAAATACAGAAAAAAAGAATAGCCTCAGCTGGAAACTATGATGCTATGTTTGGTAAGGTAGTCAATTTTAGTTGGTCATTTCAAGAAGATGGTAGTTATGATATTACTGTTATTTTAAAAAGTGTAGGAGATGTAATAGAATCTTTAAAGATAAATAGTTTAACTTTAGATCCACCTGAAAATCCTGATGGTAATGACCCAGTAACCCCACCAACTGGTTCTGGTGACCCACCAGAAGAAGAACCAGATCCTAGCTCAGAACAAGTTATTTTAGATTATGCTAATAAACATTCTATAGGTACTTTATTTGTAGCTGCTTCTTATACTTTTCAAACAGGAAAATTTACTGATAATTTTACAGGTGTATTAACTCAAAATCAAGAAGGGGGTCAATCTTCTATTAAAGATTTTAGTGCTATATTTGGAAACGGTAGTGGTAAAACATCAGGTAAAGTTGATTTTATTAAACAACAATGGGTAGGTGAAGAAGACCCACCAAATAATCAATATTATGTTAGACTAGGATCATTTTTAGATTTCTTACAAGAAAGAGTAATGATGTCTGTTGAAAAAGATGGTAAAAAAGTAAAAATATTAAACCTTGATACAGATACTGAGAGTAATTTAATGCTTAAAGTTACAAATCAAATAAGTGCGGATCCTAGAATATGTCAATTTAGAACTGAGTTTACTGCAGGAAACAAAATTTTAAGTGTTGGAGAAGAAGTTAGAGTTACATATGGAAACAATGTTTATATAAAAATAATGAACATTTATATGAATGTAGTGTTTCTTCTTAATAAACTAGAAGAGTTAAAAGATGATAAAGGAAAAGTTGGATTAATTGATTTTTTAAATAGTATTGCTACAGGTATAGGAAACGCTACAGGTAATGTAAATTATTTAAGCTGGTCTATTGATGAGGTTGAAAATCGAGCCTTTATAGTTGATCAAACAGCAGCACCTGATAAAGAAACAATATTAAAGAAATTTGGTAAGTCAATTAGATTAGCAAATTTTAATATTTATGGATATTATGGGGGTAAAGATGCTGGGTTTGTAAGAAATTTATCAATGAAAACAGAAATGACTCCTGATATGGCTACTATGATAACAGTAGGAGCCCAAGCTGGGGGATATGTTATTGGAGAAGATGCTACTGGTTTATCTGTTTTAAATAAAGGATTTAAAGATAGAATAAAACCTTCAATAGTAGAAGCAGTAGCAGCAGAACAAAAAACAGAAACTGACAATTTTGAAGAAGAGTTTAAAAATGCTAATAAAAACTATCAAGAATTTTTAGGTAATGTAAGTTTTCTACCAGGAGCTGCTGATAATGGTGATAAACCACAGTGGAATAAAGATCAAATGGATTCTTATCCTGACACTTTAGAAACTTTTTTAGGATTTCAAACAGCTAAAGCAGCTAAAAATGAAAAAAAGGCATCACCAAAAACAGGATTTTTACCTTTTAATTTATCTCTAACCCTAGATGGTCTCTCAGGTATGAAAATATATAATAAATTTATTATTGATACTTCATATTTGCCTTCTAATTATCCTACAGCTTTAGAATTTATTATTAAAGGTCTTTCTCATAAAATAAGTAATAATGATTGGCAAACTACAGTTGAATCTTTCGCTATAGTTAAAGATCCTTTTTCAAAACCAGGACAAGAAACTCCACCAAAAAACGGACGTAGACCACCATCAGGTAACCCTCCAGGAGGTCCACAAACATGGACACCTCCAGGTGAGCCTGCACCAGCAACAACTGAAAGAGATAAATATTATGTACAATATGGTAATCCAAAACAATTAGGTTTTGGAGCTGGAAACTCTTCTCCTGTAGCTAAAAGATTAGTTGGTGAAGGTTATGGTAATGGTAAAATCCCAAACGCCCAATTAGTTTATCCAGGAATATGGAATGGTACAAAATTTGTAAAAGCAGGAGTACAAATGTTTGAACTTGCCGCTGTTGCTTTTTCTGCTTGGAATTATGAAATATATACTAAATTTGGATATACTATAGCATTTAATTCTGGGTATAGATCTTATGCGAGACAGGTAGCAATAGCAAGTAGCCCAAAAGCAGCCAAACCAGGAAGATCAGCCCACGGTGTGGGAATAGCTTTAGATTTAGCTGTTTATAAAGGAGGAAAGTCAGTTTTTACTTTAACAAATGGTGTAAATAATTACTGGAATGCTTTAAAAAATGGAACCTCAGGCCAAACTTATAGAGATATATCTCCAATAGCTGCTAAATATGATATTGTTTTACCATGGAGAATGAGAAATGCTAGTGTTCAATCAGAAACATGGCATTGGGAATATTGGGGAAGTGCTTATTACAATACCGCTCAATGGTGGAAAGGGAAAGGTTTAAGCGGTAAATACGCTATTTTTAATAAATAAAATAAAATATATTATAAATAATGGCTTACTATCCAAAATCACAAATTAAAACAGGATTCTATGCTTACAGTAAAGCAGATAGTAATGATAATATGTCTCTTTTTGTTTATAAAGGCACAGACACTATCTATGAAGGTCCATATTTTGCAACATCTAATGGCCAATATTACTCAGGATTAAGCCCATCAGCAGGAAACAATTATGAAATAGAACCTTATATTGATCCTCAAAATGATATAGATATTAATAACAGTTTATTAACTACAGAAAACGCTGCTTATTCTTTTAATTATAATATTAACTTAGATCCTTACTATGGGGCCCCAGCATCTCCAAATTATTTAGGAGAACAAATTAAATATGACACTAAAATTATTCCTGGACAAGGTATTAATCTTCCTACTCCTAAAGATTATCAAATAGGAGAATTTAGAAGATATTTTTGTAAAAAAACAAATGAGTTAAAATATCTAGAATTAGATAAAATAATGTTTGATAAAATAGTCAAACAAGATCCTTTAGTAGTTTATTATCTTTATACTCCATTTTTTCTTTCTTGGAAATTAACTGGTAAAAAAGAAGAAGTAGCTAAAGTTAATAAAAATATAGTTGAATTAACCTCTAAAAGATATAATTTAAAACAATTTAATAATTTTTTAGGTAATGACTATACAAAATATTATAAACCTTAACTTGTCTTTATAAAATCTTGATACTATATTAATAGCAAATCAAGGTTATGTTTTGGTTAATAGAGACAGAGGAACAATTAGATTATTTAAAACAACATCCTATACAAGATGCATTTGTTGAAGTAATCCCCTATCATGATAATGTTCACCCTGCTTTAAATGACATTTCATTAATTTATATTAGACCGTTTAATGACATTAAAGGTTATATGCTATGTATTGACCATAGTGAGACTTTCTCGCTTAATAAAACGGTTATAGACAGTGTACTACAAAGTATAGAGCGTATATGGGTCCGAGATAAAAAACAAACACTATATTA